GGCGACCGCCTCGACCACCGCATAGATCCGGGCACGCCACTCCGCGGGAATACGATCGAACATCACGCCTCCTCGTCACGCTCGAACGTGACCGCCTTGACAGCCCACATCTGCGCGCCCTGGGTTTCCGTAATAGCGATTGATGCAAGCCGCGACCGTTCGTCCCGATGGTCGCTTCGGTCCTCATGCAGAATGTTGATGATCACCGCGTAGGCGGCCTTCAGCCGGGTCACTTTGTCGCTGCCGCTCGGGTTGAATTGCGAGCCAACAGCTTTTTCGCCGAATGTGGGTTCTAGTGGGTCACTCATGGCTATTTTTCCTCTTCACGGTTGGCGGGGTCGTACATGCCAGGGACGCCGAGGTTCTCCCCGATCGCGGCAAGAGCGTTCACTACAGTGCGGCCACCGAGCTGGCCCCAACCGTCGAACGGATTCGGACCACCCAACTGCTCGAGCACGAGACGCGCATCAGACTTGTCAGACACAGTTCCTCCAGATGGTGGGGTTGACGGCCCGGTATACGGGCCGAGCGGTGTATCAGCGGGCGCGAGTTCCACGGTCACCTGATCGTCAGTCGCGCCACCGAACACGGTTTTCTCCACATGCGGGGACACATCAATCACCCGCTTCACCGGGCGCGGCCCAGTGTCCGCAGCCCGCAAAACAACTTTCTTGCCCGACTTGTGGTGCGTGACTAGGAGCTTCACGCCATTGAGTCGTTCCTTCAGCCGCAAATCACTCGTCCCAGACACGGGCCGTAGCCACGTTTCCCCTGCGTGCTGGTACGCCTCCCACCGGCAATAGTTCCAGCGCATCGCCGCATACCAATGGTCCCGAGGTGCGCGGCCTGGCTCCCCGGAAAGAGCCATGTGCCCGTTGATGGTGGATTGATCCGTAGGCCCAGCGAAATGACTGATCCCACCGGTTTGTGGCTGTTTCAGGCTCACATCCACTACACGCCCATCAGCCACGGTCGTGATCTTCACGTCATCGAGCGCCGGGACAGGAGCAGACGATCCACCGCCGATCGCTTCGGTTACGTAGCGGACGAACACGTCCTTCGGGAAACCCGCACCAGGATCAGTACGCACAGCGCCAGACGACCACACCTGATTCACTTCAGCGTGACCGGTGATGCCGCGGCGACCGGCCCGCAAATCAGCAGCGGTGAGATACGCGGCCGCGATGCCGTAGTCGCGGCACCAAGCGGCCACCACACGCGCACCCGCACGCAATTGCGCATCTTGCGCCAGCCATTGCGCCCGAGTCCGCGCAGCCCTGCCGATGAACGACAAATGCAAGCCACGCCGGTTACCCTCAGTGCCTGCAGACCACGGAATGATGTTGTCGTCATTCGACCGCACCGTGCGACCATTCGTGCCGACCAGAATGTTGTACGACGATTGGTTCGCGGTGTTCTGCTGCCACTGCGCCACATTCTCAGGCGGCGTCGTATCGGCGTTCTCAGTCGTGTGCAAACACACGAACTGGCAACTATTCGGGTTCCGCAGACCGCTGTGCGCCCGCGTGTACAGGTCAACGTCTGCCTTGAATTGAGCCATGATGCTCCTTCATACGATCACTGTCTGATTGGGTGGGTGGGCGAGACGCTGCGCGATCCACGCGAACAACCGCTGACCGCCGTACAGCATCCGGTGATAGTTGCTGTGATGCAGGAAGTATCCGAGCAGCCCAGCGTTCGAGCAGATCGGGTCCCCCGCCGCCGCTACCCGCAGGACCCGGCAGTCAATCGGGTCGCGTTCACCGATCATCGTGATCCCCGGAAGCCGCCACCCATGCCTGCGCACCTCCATGCCGGTGCCAGGCTGCCGCGGATCCGAAATCAGAACGCCCGCAATGTCGTCGACCTCACGGGCAAGCGTGACTAGCGCATCACCAGCGATACGTGCACCCAGCGAGTACCCGATCAATCGCACCGCACGGCCGGGATTCTCGGTCACGAACCCCCGCACCGCCGCGACCGTCATCTCCACGCCCCGCCGCACCATCGCGTCATACGGAAACGGGAAGAACACCGACGGATACTCCACCACCTTCGACGGCAACCCTGATTCGTGCAGGATCGCCCGCAAGGGTGAATGTTCCGCGAAGCTCATGCCGGTGCCCTCGCACACGAACACCATCGGCGCGGTCACGGCTCGTCCTGCGCTTTCCGTGCGGCGTCGATCCGGTCCTGCAGCTGCGCCACGATCGCTTCGAGCTCGTCGAGCCGTTCCGTGTCGGCGGGCTCCGGCTCTGGGTCCGGCGCGTCCAGAGGCACCCACGTTTCCTCGCCACGCTGGCCGGTGCTGCGTTTCACGACCGCGAGCCCGGGATGGATGCGCACACCGCGTTCGGCGAGGTGCCGCGCGATCGGCCTAGGCAGAGGCATGTCGAACTCGATGCGCATGTTCTGGTTCTGTTTGTCGTAGAACCCGAACCGCCCGATCACCTGTTCCAGCTCGGCCGCCGCGGCCTCCACATCCGTTGGGGTCTGCGTGGTCATACGGCAGCCTCAGCCGCGAGGTAGGCGAGTGCTTGCAGTTTGTTGTCCCGCAAGCCGTGCCAGTGATCGATTGTGCCGTCGTCGAACAGCACAACTACCACGGGTGTCGACTTGTATTCGGGGTCGAGTGCTGTGATCTGCTCGACAGCGCTGGGGTCGGTGGTGACATCGACCTCGGTGAATGGGACGCCATGCTTCGTCAGTGCACGTTTGGTGCCGAAGCAGGGCATGCATCCGGGCGAACTGTAAACGGTGATGTGCAACGAGCACTCCTAGTCGGTGTTGAGGAACAGGGCATTGAGGAAGCTGGTGAGCTGTTTGACCTTCCGCATCGCGCGGTCGACGGGGTCTTCACCCGCGTGCGGGTCACCGATCGACACCTTCGTGACGACCCGGCCTGCACGGGAGTCGGTGAACTCGATCAGCTCGACGTACTGCAGATAGATCTGGTCAACGCCACCTTCAGGGCTCGGTCCGGGTACTTTCACCCCGATCGGGTCTTTCAGCCAGAAGTCCTCACCCGCTGCATAGGGCGCGCCGTCCTCGATTTCGAACTCGTAGGACTCGAACCCGCGGGTCTCCCGCAGTGCAGCGCGACCGTTCATCAAACCGGAGAAGGACAGCGCGACCGATCCGCCTGCGGAGAAGTGTTCGTGGAATCCGTACGGGCCGAGTTCGCGGACCCGGTTGGCGTCGTAGTAGCGGTCCCACGCCATGAACACGTCGTCCAGGATCCCGTTCAGGAGTGTGGACGAAATACCGGATTGGCCAACGAAACTGAGGATCGCGGACAGCGCGGACTCTATGAGTAGGTTGATGCCCTGGTTCAGCCACGCGGGGGAGCGGCCGCCGATCACGCAGTACTTCGCGAGGGGATGGTGGGAGGTGATTGTCGAGCTGATGACGCCGGATTCTTCGTCGTCTTCGTCGATGACGATCCACGGTTCGTTCGCGGCGAGCGGCCCAGTCTTGGTGGGCATGTCTACGGGGACGATGACCTTCGTGATGCCATCCTCGAGGACGCGGGTGACCGCACGGAACAGGCCGGTGAGGATGTTGCCGTTCGGTCCGACCGCGTACGTTTTGTCCACGATGTCGATCACGATGGTCGGTTTCGTCAGAACCAGACCTTCAACCGGTGGATCACCGGGCAGCCACACATCCGCTGTGAGCAGCAGACCTTCGTCACGCAGCACGTCCTCGAAAAGTTCGTCCATCGGGGTCATGCGCGCGGTGAGCGCGACCCAGGTGGAGGTGTCGGTGAACGGGTTGTGCGGTTTCACCGCGACGGGATGGTTCGCGCGGTTCTGGACACCGCGCTGCCATTCCATCGGGTCAAGCGGGTCGTTAGGTTTCTGCGGGTCGTAGTTCTGGAAGTCCACGGGACGGTACCCGCGCCCGAACATGCCGCCGAGACCGGAGACTAAACCACCGATGGTGAAGTTGTTGATGATCCCCCACAAGGGTTGCTGCAACCGTATGAGGTTCTTGATCAAATAGCCTTTGAGCACGGTCCGTGCTGGGCCGATCGCGATGTCATGTTTGGGGAACTGCGCCTGGATCGGCGCAAACGGGGACGGCCACGCGAGGATTGACCGCAGCCACGCCCAGTCGGAGATCAGCGTGACCCGCCACACGAGACCGTTCTCGGCGTCGTAGTGACGTTCGCACGATTCCGCTCGCCCGGACCAGCGGCGCCCACGCACCTTGACCGTGACGGGGATGACCTCACGTTTGCAGCGCCGGAAGTAAGGGCCCCACTCTGAATCACCGGGAAGCTCGATCACCCCGGGCGCGATCCGGTTCGCGGCGAACTGCACCGTCGCGTCGAGGTAATCGCCGCATTCACCTAGGTGCCGGTATTCGCGGTCATAAACGTCGATCTCGAACTCGGGTTCTTCCACACGGTGCGCAACTTCACGGTCAGCGAGTTCACTGAACGCCGAGTACACGTGCTCGATCGACTCGAACTGCGGGGCCTGCGTCATGTCACATCCACCCTTCATAGCGCGGGTAGGAAACGGCGAGGATCTGAGAGGACAGGGCAGCGTTACCGGTGAACCGCACCTCGATCGGCGTGGACGTCCCGGGCGGGTAGGAGCCGCGGAACTTACGGCCCCGCATCCGCGGATACAGATTCATCCCTGTCGAGGTGCGGATCGTTTTGCTCCGCGGGTTCGTGTCGACCAGCCACACCTCACCGGCCTGCATGGCCGGGAACTCGATCAGCGGACCACCAGGTCCGTCCTGAATCCACGGCGTACCCGGACCTACGAGCGTGAACCGAGGATGGACAGCTACAACACCGGGATTACGGATGTGAAGTGTCCCTCGCCCAAGTCCGGACTTGTTGCGCCAGAACGACGTTTCACGGATCCCTTCCCAATAAGGGTTCTCGGCGACGAGCGGGATCATGTACTTGTCCCACTTGATCTTCGTTGCGTTCTTCTTCACGAACGGGACCGGTTCGGCGCGTTTTCGGACCTTCAGCGTCCGCCAGCCCGTTTGGGGAGTCCACACGTGCAGCCACCCCGCCTGGTGATAGTCGAGGTCTTTCAGCCACTCAGTGCGGGTGGTGGAGAACCCGAACTGTGAATCCGCTCGTACGGACACCTCGATGGACACGTCACGACGGGACACCACACGACCGGTGTAGGTCGCGCCGATCTGCCGTGCACCCTCCTGAAACAGGAGCGTGGTTGGCGCCGCGTGCATGTTCTGCGGATCAGTGCCGAGGGTGACACCTTCCCTGCCCTCGAATGGCCGGCCAGACAGATGCCAGCACCGACCCGACGGGGACCGGTAAATGATCTGCGCTTCATCAACGAGAATCACTACCGGCCACCTCCAGGCAGATACCCGCGTGACTTCATGTCCTGACGGTGCGCGACCTCACGCAAAGCGTTTTTCACGTCGACCGTGTAGATGTTGAACGTGTCACCGCCGCGTTCCGACGTTTCTGCGGGTTTCACGTCAGCACCAGCGGCAACTCCCTTGAGGATCTCCTCGGCTGCCCGCACGATCGGGGAATCCGCAGGGTTCTTCAGACCGATGACCGAGAAGAAGTCATCGCGGATCTCGTTTCCGGCGTCCTCGGCCCACTGACGCCAGCGGTCATCGAAACCACCCGCACCGGCGTCCATCCACGACTGGAACGCTGCGGTCTGCTCGGGAGAGAGAACCTGCTCGGGAAGGTTGGTGTTTTTCAGCATCATTCCGATGTGCTTCGCCAAACCGCCCTGGTCGTAGTAGTTGTTCGCCTCCCAGAACCGGCGTGCCGACACCGGGTCGCCGTAGCGTTGCGCCATATAACGAGCACCGTAAACACCCTGCTCGTAAGGGTCGGAGGTTTTCCGGCCGCCCACAGTGCCCCACGTCTGGTCGAGGAACTGGAACAAGCCATACGCGCTGCTGGACGGGTTTTGCGCGTTCGGGTTCCATCCCGATTCACGAGTGACGATGTAATCCACCGCATCCCACTGCGCGCCTTCGTGCCATCCATGCTCCGCGAATGCCTGATTGACGACCTCTCGTACGGGACCGTCGACGGACCCGGTGACGATTCCACCGGTATCGCCGTCGCCTGCCTGGCCGAGAATCCAGTCCCGCACTTTGCTGCGCGACTCCTCGTAGAACGCCTTCGGTAACTGCGCTGGCAGCGTGTCCCCGAAGTCCGGGATCATCCGCCCGATCGGGTTCACGATCGCATCGAACATCCCCGCGATCATGCGCCGGAAAGCCCCAGGACTGCTGCCCCCACCGCCACCGCCACCGGATACGAACTCGCCACCTACCTCGGGCAGGTGATAGTGGATGTTGAAGCTGGAATGATCCGCACCGATGGCGGCGCCACCCCACTGGACACCATGAGAACCGCCAGATTCGGCGTTGACACCATCAACAGTTCCCGCCATGTGCGAGTTAGGGCCGCCGCCGCCTCGTGAGATACCGATGGCGACTTGTCCGTTCAAACCTGGGCGCCATCCCATCGCGTCGAAGTCCGACTCTGTCGTGAATAGTCGCCCCGATGTCGCGGGACGCCCGTTGATGACGTGCACGATCCCAGACCACAGCCCTGAGCAGTCCCATGATGGGTTTCCGACTCCGCCGTACTGGTAGGGCTTGCCGTGCTCGCCGCGCATGAAGTTCTTCACCCGGTCAAGTGCTGCATCGACAGAACCACCGGTAGCGAGCTTGATGATTCCTTCCACCCCAGCGAACATTCCTTCGGCGGGAGGGGGTTTCATACCAGCACGCTTGCTGGTGGAACCGGTCGAGGTTGTCGACACCGATCGTGTCCACAGCTTTCGCGGAAAGCACGTACTCACCGTTCGACAGCATCGCCGGGATACTGTCGCTTGTCGCGGTTCCTGGGCCTCGAACGTGCCCTCCGGTCGCGAAGTTCACGACCTGCTCGTCGATCTTTTCCATGCCGGGGATGAGGACCGATACAGCATTCCATGCCTTGACGATGCCGCCGTTCCACACCTTATCGATCACCCATCGGACCGGGATCGCGACGCCCTCTTTGAGTCCGTCCCAGACCTTCTCGATGCCTTTGACGATCCTGTCGAATGTGTCACGAACGAGTTCAAGGCCGGTTTTGATGCCGTCGAACACCTTGTCGACCACGTTTTCCTTGACCCATTTGAGTCGGTCACCGAGCCACGACCATACGGCCTCGATGGTGCTGGAGATGCTGTTGAACCAGCCGCCGAGGGTGTCCAGACCGGTCTGCATGTTCTCCCAGGCCGGTTTCGCGACGTTGTCCCACAGCCAGGAAATGATGTTCCCGACCATGGTCCAGGTGGGCTGGATGATGTTCTCCCAGATCCACGTGAAGGCCGCACCGAGGAACTCAAGGCCAGTCTTCATCGCATCCCACGCGGGTCTGATGACGTTGTTCCACGCGAACGACACCGCTTCCTGGATCATTTGCCACGCTGTGGTCGCAACGTCCTTCACCATGTCGAAGTTCTGCGCGAGCCACACGATCGCGTTCACCGCGAGACCGATAGGCCCAGCAAGCATGATCAGAGCGCGCCACCATCGCTGGATGAAGTCCCAAGCCCCGGAAATAGCGTCCGTGACCCACCCGAACGCATCAGTGAGCCAGTTCAGAGCCGCAACGAAGGCGTCACCGATCGCGCTAGCGGCGCTCTTAACCCATTCCCACACGCTCTGCACGATGTTTCGGAAAGTCTCCGACTTCTGGTACGCGAGTACCAGCCCGCCCACAAGCAAGCCGATCGCAGTAACAATCAGGCCCACGGGGTTCGCGCGCATCGTCGCGTTGAGCGTCTTCATGTTCGTGTTCGCGAGGAGCGTCGCCACGGCCCACGCACGTTTAGCCACAGCCATTCCCATGACGACGCCACGGTAGGTGGCATAGGCCGCGAGGGCTCCGCCTATGGTCGCGCCCAGCACGATCAGTATGTCCTTGTTGTCGCCGAGCCAGCCGACAAGAGACTGCACCGCTGGTACAACGTTCGTCATGATCCACTTCGCGCCGTCGCGAAGCAGGTTGAAGACCTTCGTTGCTACTGGTTCAATCGCCATCAGTGCTTGGTTTTTGAAGATCTGCCACTCTTCAGACAATGTGCGGGTTTCGTCAGCGAGACCGAGGATCGTGTCATCACTGGCCCCGATAGCGGACTGGAAGTCGTCAATCGACAGGGCACCGTTCTCGACGGCTTCGATGAACTGCTGCGCGCCTTGTGTCCCGAAGATCCCGGATGCCATGTCAATAGCGGCGCCGCGGTCCCCAGCCTCGATGAGCCCCTGGATCGCGTCGGTGGTTTCCCAGAACGCCTCTTGGGGGTCTTTCCCGTCCTTCGCGAGCTGCGACATTGCCGTGGACATGCCACGGAAGGTGCGGTTCACATCGAGACCGGCCTTGTCGAGCATGCCCGCCAAAGCGGCGGACTCACCGAGGTCGAAACCAAACTCACGCAAGGCAGGACCACCCTTACGTGCTGCTTCGGCGAGATCGTTCACCCCGACACCAGTGGCCTGCGAGATCTGAAACAGGCTGTCCATCACGCCGCCCGCATCCTCGGCATCGACGCCGAATGCGTTCAGTGCGCCTGACACCGATTCGATGTTCACAGCTGTGCCGGTGAGGTTCTCCAGCTCGAGGAACTGGCGTGTGAGATGTTCCAACGGTTCACCCGTGAAACCGAGACGAGTATTCAAATCAGCAAGTGACGCCGCAACATCACCGAACGCATTCGGCACGGTCGCGCCGACGTTCTTCGCTGACTCCTGCAGCCCTTCGAGGGCCTCACCTGTCGCGCCGGTCCCTACGCGGATCGTCCGATACGCCTCATCGAAATCAGAGCCCACCTTGATCAGCGCCGCACCAGCTGCGACAGCGGCAGCACCAGCGGCAGCTAGACCAACCTTCAGCGCGGTTTGTGCCTTCTCCAGATCTGAGGACGCTTGCGCGGCCTTCTCCTGCGCAGCTTGCAGATCACCAGTGGCCTTACTCTGATCAGACGCTGAGTCTGTGGCGTCTTTCTGGGCTTTCGTGAGTTTGTCTTTCGCGCCCGCGAGTTTGTCGTCGGCGCGTTCAGCCGCGGCCGACGCTTGCTCGTTCTTGCGGCGTTCCGACGCGAGGCGTTCCTCAGCTTGTGCGATCTGCGCGGCTGATGCTTTCGGGTTCGCGCGGACCTCAGCGAGCCGTTCCTCAGCGACCCGGACTTTGCCCGCCGAGTCCGCTACCCGGTCATGTGCTTTCTGCGCTGCCTCGGAGGCTTTCTCGACTGCGGCTTTCGACTTCTCGATACCGTCGGCCATCGCTTTCGCGACATCCTCACCAGCTGACCTGCCAGCTTTGGTGCCTTCCTTTTTCAGCATCCCGCCGAAGTCTTTGAACGACGGGAGCACAGGCAACCAAACAGCTTCACTGGTCGCTGTCGTCATCGTCGGGCTCCTCTCGTTCATCGGGCTGCCACGGTTCAGCGCGTGCGTAGTCCTCGTCAGTGAGCACAGGGGGAAGGTCAGAAGCGGATGCAGTATCGAATGGCCGCTGCGGCGGTTTCGGCTGCTGAATGTTCGCTCTCGAGTTCTGGATCTTCACCAGCCAGAACCGCATTTGCTGCATAAGGAAAATGGATTGCCAGAGGTACTCTTCGGCCCAGCCCCACGTGTGACCATCGGTACGGACGCGGCCTAAAGCGGAGTCGTTGGGGAGACCTTGAATGAGGACGCGGAGCTTGCGGTTGGTGATTTCACCGCGCCACCATGCAGCAACAACGTCCCATCCGTATTCGGCTTCTAGCGCCGCCTCCGTTGCCTCCGGGTAGCGCGCGAAGTCGGCTGGGTAGGGTCCGTGCCGCGCTGCTCCTGAACCGCGTTCTGCCGCGCGAGGGACACTTCCTGGATGATGTTCGTGTGACCGCCCGCGTCAATGAACCGCTTCAGTTCGGTCTGGTCACCGCCGAACATGTGCCGCATGATCGCTTCACGGGTTTCCTTCACGTCCAGGAGGATCTCCTGACGTTCCTCGCGGGTCTCAGCCACACGAAGGTCATCTTCCGCGTCGCGGTTGTCGTAGCCGAGGAGCTTCAGCTCGTCGTTGAACGCATCCGATGCGACAGTCGGGTCGATGATCCAGAACACCTCGCCCGCGAACACGAACGGGAACTTGTCACGCGAACCGATGACCTCTTCACGCTTCGCGAGCAGCGCGTCATAGTCGATCGCGCCATCAGAAATCACAGCAGCAGATTCGGGCTTCTTAGCAGTAGCCATGGGGCGGTTCTCCTCAAAAGTGAATTCGGGGCAGTTTGGGGCAGTTGTAGATGGCAGGAGCCGCGCGTCAACTGCCCCGGAATCCGCGCGGCTCACTGCCGTCTATCAGGGATCCGGAGTGCCGGTGACGTCAGCCCACATCGGCAGCTCACGATCGGTCAGTGTCCATTCACGGATGATTGGTTCCTGACCGTCGCCGGTCTCGTACGGCCGCCACGTCAGCGGGTAGCCCGTGACGTTCTGCTTGTCACCAGTCGGAGCGCCGCGCTCGGTGGCTTCACCGTTCTCGATGAAGACGCGTTTGCGGCCGCCGTTGAGCCCGATGAACTCCAGGCACAGCATGATGATGTCCCGATCGCGCAGACCACCGTCGCGAAGACGCACGGTCTTCGATGCTTCGTCGTAGGTGAATGCGTCAGGCTTCTTCGAGTAGTAGAGACGGTTCGCGACGAACGAGCTCGTCGACCACAGGGTCGCACCGAAGGTGACGTTGCGTTCGGTGTTGACCACGAGCTGCGGGCCTGCCGACTGGTAAGGCGTGAACTCCTGGTTCTCGCTGTTGTCGTTCTCACTGATCCCTTCGGGGCTCAGCCAGCCCGCATGTAGCCAGAACTCGTCAAGCGGCCCGCCTGGTTCGGGGATCTCAGCGCCGGAATCAAGCTCGGCGTAGTACACGTTGACGATCCGGTACAGCGACAGGCTGTCACCGGTGAGCAAGCTAGGTGCCGTAGTGGGCATTGCTTTCCTCCCTAGAAATGACAAAACCCCCGCACCGGATCGGTAAGGGGATTGACGGGTGTATAAAGTTGTCGCTCCGGCTAGGAGGGCATCGAGATGATCGACATGATCGCGCCGACGCGGCGGAGCTTCTCGTTGGGGTAGGGACGTTTCGTGAAATCCGGGACAGCGTCAACGGTCAGCCCGGGCCCGGGTATCCAGGTGCGCAGATGGTCACGGAGCGTCTGACCGAGCGCGTGTACCTGCCCCAAATCGGCGTGGTAGACGTCGATGTCGAAGTCGAGCTGGTCGATCGAGAACGGCGCACCGTACGGCTGAGCGAGGATCTGCGCCGGTAACGGCGTCACCCCCACAACAGGCACGTTAGCCTCGGTCGGGTAGCTCATCTCGAGCTCGCAGTCCACCCCCGGGAGTTCAGCAATACGTGCCACGATGAGACCCGCGACGGTCGTAGGCTGGGTCATCGAGTCTCCCGAGCTGCGCGCGTTACCGCGCTGGTGCGCTTTGCGGTCTTGCCGCCGTATTCCTCATCGGGACGGTCGGTCACGACGTAGGAGAACGCGCGGCCCTTCGGGCGGACACCCGACTGCACGGTGATGTTCGCTTCTCCGCCCTCACTGTTGGTGATGGCCTGCGCACGCTTCGCGATGGTTTCCGCTTTCACGCGGCAGCCGCGCTGCACCGCCTTGTTCTGGTTGAGCTTGTGGAACCAGTCCGTCATCACATCACCCTTTTCAATGTCGCCTCGACGTGGTGGACCTCGCCGGGATCAAGCGGATCCGGCACCCGGAACACCTCGCCATCGACCGCGAACACACCCAGAGGCGGCACCGAGATCCGGTCGGTGGTCCGCAGATCCACGTCACCATGCGGCTCGGACACGAGCCGATAGGTGGTGGTGGTTTGCGGGTTCTCGACTGGGCCTTCGGATGTGGTGGACGGATCGACGCGCACCATCACTGGCAACGGGATCGGTGCAGCGTTGTCCCAGTCCGGTTTTGGTTTGCTTGAGAACTCCGTGACCTTGGTCAGCGGTGCCCGCAGGATCGTCGCCGTCAGGGTGTACATTCGCGGTCTCCGAAGAACCATTTCGGGGTGCCACCGGCCGCGACTGGAAGCCCCAGCATCCTGCGGTGGGTGTCTGTCAGCTCTAGTGCCCCGCCAGCGATGGCGAGGTTTCCGGACAGGTTCGCGCCGCCCGCGGACTCTTGATAGCTGCTGTGCCCCGGGTAGCGGCCCGTGACGATCGCGGTCTTCACCATGTCGTGCGCGACGAGCTGCGCCGCGAGATCATCCTCAGCGATACCGGGTTTGAGATCCCGGATCTGGTTTGATGCGACTTTCAGTGCAAGCTCAGCGAAAACCTTCTGCGGAGCGGTGAGTGTGCGCCACATGCCCTCGAACTGGGTGACTGTCAGGAACGGATCCACTGGCTATTCTCCGAGCGCGTCGATCAGTTCAGCGCGTGTCATGCCCTCAGCCTCCGTACGGTCGAAACCACGATCGACGGCATAATCCACCCACGTGGCCTTCGACGCGGTACGCAGCGGACGATCGGGGGCTGCTTCCTCCTCAGCCCCAGACTCCTCCACTGCAGTAACCGAGGCCGCTGCCGGTTCCGGGGTGGCTTCAGCCGCAGGATCCGGACCGTTACTGACCGGTTTGATCGCGCGCGCTTTGAGCAGCCGCGCGCGATGCTCGTCCGGCACATCCACGACATCGCCGCGAACATGCCGGACATACTCACCGTCACCGACCGGCTCGTGCCACTCGGACGCGATCAGCGTGAACATCACGCAGTCACTCCGGTGATGCGGCACACGGCCTTCGGGTTGTCCACACCGAGGATGCGGGTACGGAACGCATCCGACCGCCACGCCATGTTCGGGCCACCGCTGCCGGACTGCCCACCATCCTCGTAGAACGGTGTCATCTGTAGCGGATCCGTGTCGGACCTGAACCCAGCTACACCGGACTCGATGACGATTACCTCGGCTGGGTTCATGAACCGAGAGGTCGCCACCGTAAGTCCGAACATGGTGTTCGGCTTGATGCCGGTGTACAGCGGGTTCGCTGTAGCAGCATCGCCGATGTACTTCGACTGAACCTTTTCGTTGCGGAACAGGATCGTGTACGTGCGAGGATGCATCACCAGCGTGTCCGGGACGTACCCGAAGTTCTTCGTCTCATCGTCCTCAGGCGAAGATGCCTCGATCAGCTCGATCGCGTCGAAGACGTCCTTGATCGGATCGCCGCCACCAGCGGTCCACGCCGCGCTCGCAGGGAGCGTATGCACGTCTGTCGCCGCGTCGAACGCGGCCAGCGCGCCACGAACACCGCCACGAATCATCGTGTTACGCATCGCCGTGGTCTGCTGCTGCACCATGTCAATTCGGTTACGGCGTCTCATTTCCCACGACACACGGACAGCGATCGCCTTCTTCTCACCGATGACCTTCCGGACGCGGCCCCTGCTGATCCCGGAAACGGGGATTTCACCGAACTCGGCAACCGTTTCGGCATCATCTTCGAGGTACGGTGCCGCTGCTTCACGGAACGCGATAACACCGGACTCGTTGGTGCCCGCGTTGCGGAACAGCAGCTCCTCAAGGAACTCGCCCTCAAGTCGCTTGATCTGCCTTTCAGGCAGCCACGTCGGATCCTTAAGCATGTCGTCAACGGTGATCGCGTCACCGTCGAATGCGGAGGTGATGATGTTGCCCATCTTGGTTACCTGCCCCTTCCCTTAGTTACTTTCCGGGCAGGTCAGATGCACGCGCACCAGATCCCCGCCAAGTACACCGGTCTTGATCACGACACCGACTCTCGTTGCGTCCGTACCGTCGGTGGTGACTGCGCCACCCGCAGCGGTGTAGACGACGTCACCGACTTTGGCGGTCACATCGTCAGCGACGCGCAGCGGCACAGCACCGGACACGTGCACAGCGACCGACGTGGGCAGGCCGTGCTGCAGGTTGTTCGGTTCGCTGGGCATCTCGGGTGCGGCGGATTCGGTGACCGCGCCGAACGGCACACCATCGGCAGCGCATGGAGATACGCCATTCTCTCCGAGCGTGACGACAGAGAACTTCTCGACCGGTGCGGTTGCCGCGAACGTGTACGGCCCCGATCGGAATGTTGGATTGCTCATATCTTTTCCTTCCTCAAAGTTTCTGGTACAGGGAGTCGGCGGCCTTGTTCAGCTTCGACCGGAAGTCGCTGCCGTCGTCGTCAGTGGGTGCGGCGTGGCCGATCTCGTTGCGGGGGATGGTGTCTTTCGGGATCCGGTTCAGCCGCGCTGTGGTGTCTTCCTCGTCGGCTTCCATCCGCTCGATCCACCGGTCACGCGCGGCGCGGGTGATCCGGTTCTCCGCAATCGCCTGATCGACGCGGGCGGCTCGGGCAGCGGCAGCTTCGCGTGTCCGCGCGGCCATGCCGTACCGGGCGGCGTCCTGCAGTTCCCGCAGCGTTGCCCGGTCCACGGTCACCGTCAGCGATCCGTCATCGTCAGAGTCGCTGTCATCGCCTCCGGCAGACTCATCGGCATCGTCAGCGTCGCCGTCCGGGCCCTCCTCTGTGGTGGCATCCGGGTCACCCTCGGTGCCTTCCTCATCGGTGCCGGTAGGGTCGTCCCCGGCGCGTTCGTTGAGCGCTTCTTCGAGCGCGGCGGTGATGGTGGCCTCGTCAGCGTCGGCGGGAATGCCGAGGCGCTGACAGATGGCCTCATTCAAAGTGGACACATGGTCCTCCTTCCTGTCAGCCCCTGCCACCCCGGCAGAGGAAACCTCTTGTGTTTTCGCGCGAGCGGCGATTCCCGGAGTGGGCGCCTGTTCACGACTGCGGTACTTGAAGCTTCCGGAGTTCAGCACCCGCGACTTCTGCGCTGCGCTGGCGACCGGTTGTCTCTGCACGGACCGGATCTCGTCTGCCAGTCCGACTAGTACTGCTTCTTCAGCGGTGAACCACGACTCTTCACGCATGGCTTCGCGCCACTCCTCGACCGGAGTGCCTGCCTTCGCCGCATAGATTCCGGCGATGATGCCGGACACTCGGTTCAGTTCGGCTGCCGTCTTCTCGATGCTCTGAGCGTCGCCCATCGCCACCGTCCACGCTTCGTGGATCATTAGGGTGGCTGACTCTTGCATCACTAGGTGGTCTGCGCCGCCAACCGCGATGAAGCTCGCGGCGGAAGCTGCGAGACCGTCCACGATGACCGTCACCTTCGCCGGGTGATCTTTGAGACTGTTCATGATGGCGATTCCGTCAAACACCTCTCCGCCACCAGAGTTGATGTGAACCTCGATCTCGTCGGTTCTGACATGCTTGAGTTCCGACAGGAACGCCTCCGCTGATACCCCGAAGTACGGGTCGATGTCGGAAAAGATGTCGATGCGGGTGGCGATAGAATCGCCATTGTCACTTCGGATGGAGAATCCGCGGCCTTCCGCCATTACCCAGCCTCCCTGGCCATTAGACGTTGGTGCGAACGCTCGGCGTGACAGTTGGCGCACACCACATCGCACTTTTCTATTTCTGCAAGTAGTCGGGAACGGGACGCAGTGGGGCCTATAGAGCCGATGTTGAACTCTTTCTGGCCGCGAACGTGGTCGAACTGCATCACGTAATAGGGGTACTGTTCCCCGCAGTCATCGCACGCCTTCGACTTCGCATCCCGAATAATGTCGCGGTTCTGCTCGCGATAAACAATGCTCGAATCGAAGCGCCGGTCCGGGTACCGCTTGACGTAACTAAGGACCGCAGTCCTGTTCTGTTCCCGGACCCTCTCACGGTCCTCGTCGCTCATATCTCGCCAGCGGGATGCACACTTGTCTGTGTGAGCACGAGCGCAGTCGCTACACGGTTCCTCGCGGTTCTTGATGTGCGCTTGGTATCCAGCGCCAGTACCCGTTCGACCCTCGGGGTAGTTCCTCGATGGCATCTCGCACGCCATCTTTCCGTCATGCACCTGGATGCCCCGGTAAATGCGCGTGCAGCCACAGCTGTGCAGCGACCGATTTCGGATGCGCGTCACACTGGCCTCAAACTCGGCCCCGCAGTCACATACACATTTCCACCAAGACCGCCGCGACCTCGTTCTAGCGCGTTCAACGATGACCGCCATCCCGAACCGCCGCCCGGTATAGTCGATCAACTTCACGCGGAACCATCCTCTTCACTCGTTCCAGGTAGTGGTCGTTTCGGTGGCAGCCCGTAGCGGCGCCGCATTTCTTCTTCGAGGTCCTTGTCCGGCAGGATCAGACCGGCGTTGATCAGGATCGACAGCGCCTCGGCGGTGAGTTCCTTCTTCGTGCCGATCGGGTCGAACACGATCCGCGGGTACGGGCCGGGGGAGTCGAACGCGACCTGCACCATTTCCTCAACGAGGTGCTGGTTCGCGGTGTCGGCGATGTCTTCCGCGATCGTCTGCAGCGCTTGCACGAAAATCTCGGCCTGCGTGTCGGCGAGCGCGTAACTGCCACCCTTGTCGGAGAGGTTCAGGAAGTGCGCGAGCGCGGAACGTCCGATCTGCGCGTCGTGGTACGCGATCGCTTCCCGCGGTGACACCAGCTGGCCCTTCACGCCGAGGATTTCCAGCTTCGCTTCGTTCGGGATCGACGCGCCCGACGAGGAACCCGACCGCAGTTCTGACGCCATCTTCTGGCCGCGGTCGATCTCTTCCTGGTTGCCGGGCTCGCCCGCGGTGTACACCGGGACACCCATGCCGTTGCGGTCGAGAACCTGCCCCTCCAAGCGGAGGAACTGGTCCTTCAGCAGCCAGTGCTTGTACGCGGCACGCAGCATGCTGGTGCCCCGCCAGTCCATCTCTTCAGGGTCATGCACGTACGCGACAAGCCGGTCTACAGGAATCACCACTTGTTTCGACGATCCGGGCCGCGGTGTCTGCTCGATCGACGCCAGGCCACCATCGTCAGCGACGTTGATCCTGGTCAGCGTCGACGGCAAAC